TGGTGCCGGTAAAGTCACCGCCACCACCGCCGCCGCCGCTAATGGGGACGCCCCCGCCGCCTGATCCGCCAGACGCTGCCGGGATCAAGGGTAGGCCGGAGCGCCCGCCACCAAAGAGGAAACCCGCGCCGCCCTTTGGTCCACTGATCAAAGAGCGCGCCCCCCACTGCCCGCGTGACCGGGCAACCGTTTCCTCGAAACGCTTTTCCTTCTCGCGTGTCGCCAGCGCAGACAGCTCCTTCTTGCGCTGTTCACGCGCAGACTTGGCCTCTTGCTCAAGCGCGACTTCTTCAGCCGTCTTGGGTGCTGGCTTGGGAGCTTTGACACACATCGAAGGCGATAGGCCACGATGCGCGGCGCGTCACAATGGACTAGTCGCCCGCCGCCTGGTTGTCTGCCGCCAGCCCAGCACGTCGAAGCTCTTGCGCGCCACGACCGGCTTGGTGTTCGAGGTGTCGCCCAGCAGCAGCTTGCGGCTCTCCCCGCCCCCGCACATGCCATACTGCAGCGCGTCATGCGGGTGGGAGAACTTGTTCTTGTCGGGCCGATCGTCATAGCGCTCGGCGCCCGAAACTTGCAGCCGCTTGTAGGCATAGCCGCCAGCAAAGCCGCGGATCAGGGTGGTGCAGCTGGGATCAATCAGGAAGCCAGGCTTGCCTTCGATCAGGCGGGTGAGGCCGGCAGCAACCGCCTCAATGCGGACCACCGGGTCGTTGGTTGGCGCCGAGCGGGCCTTGAGGCCAGCGGTGCGCAGGATCTGGAACGGTGTCGTCTCGTCGGTCTGCGCCCGGTAATCGCCAGCCGGATCGCCCCACAGCTGGAAGGTAAAGCCAGGGAAGTTCTGTTGCATGTCGCGGCGCAACAGGTCGGCAAACTTGGCCGCGCCCATGTCCTGCGCCACCAGTTCGCGCAGGATCAGCCAGCGGCCGCGCACCAGCTGCATGTAGACCGCCGAGGGTGTCAGGCCAAAGTCGATGCCGATGATGATCGGGATGCCGGCAGCGGGAACCAACGGCTCCTTGGCAACGTGCATGGCATAGTCAAAGTCGGCATAGACCGGCTTGCCATCATTGAGACTGCCGAGCTCGTTCAAGACATAGACCTGGATCCAGCTGCGCGTCTTGCCCTTGATGATCGACGGGTAATAGGCGGGCGTCAGGTTGCCCACGTTTTCGGCCACCGGGTTCATCTCGTAGTTGGTGATGATCCCCTCGTCGTCGCGCACCGGGCGCATCCCGCCAGGCTGGGTAAAGAACTCCCATGTGTCAGGCTTGATCAGCATGAGCGCTTCCTCGCGCGTCAGGTGATCCGGCACCGGTGCCTCGCCCGCCATGATCGGCCACCAGTGATCTTCGTCTGGCGCATTGGTGTCGGCAATCACGCCATACCAAGTCGGCCCACCATCCTTCATCGAGGGGAAGCGGCCGACACGCATGGTGCAGGCATCGACAATGGCCTTGGGAACTTCGCGCGCTTCGTTGATGAACACACCGGTGAGCTCGAGGCTGAGCAGCTTCTTCACGTCCTCAGGCTTGTCGAGCGCAAGGAAGATGACCTCCATGTCGATCTCGCCTTTGCGGACATGGTGCGTGAAAGGCGGCGACCAGTTGAACTTGCCCCACACATCTTCGGGAAACCAGTCGAGCCAAGTCTTGATCGTCGTGGTCTTGAGCTGCGGATTGGTGTTGCGCACCACAGCCCAGCGGGTCTTGCGCTTGCCGTCCGGTCCCGGCTCTTGCAGGCTGGCGCGCCGGAACATTTCGACGCAGCAGCACACCGACTTGCCCGAACCCACTGGCCCGCGCAGCCCCCTGAAGAACGTCGAGGACAGCATGAACGCCTTGGCGGTTGGGCCAGGCGGCTTGTAGTTGAGGCTCAAGACCAGACCTCAACAGCAGTGCCAGCAGGAAGCAGGCCCACTTGCTCCATCCCGATCAGCACAGGGAAACTCTCAGCCAGGATAATCTCTTGCGCAGCAAGCCCGCGCACCATCGGGAAAGCGACCGCCGGATTGGCGATAGATGTGTTCCAGATATTGGCAAACCGAGCCGGCCCAATCTTGTCCAGAAACTCGAGCGCGGTCATGGTCTCGGGCTTGTCTTCCCGCAGCCAGTAGCCATCAGGCACGGTATCACCACTGAAGTTGCCGCAGCACTTCCCGGTCATGTCATACAGCATCGCCATTGAACCCTCCTACCACCACGCGATCATAACGAAACCGTCGCCGCCTTTACCGCCAGCGCCTCCGGTCACACCGCCCCCACCACCGCCACCGCCGCAGCCGTAAGCGCCGATACCGCCAGCACCGCCTACACCAGCAGCACCGTTCGATCCGCCGCCCGTGCCACCTGATACGAAAAAGCCCTGCTGGCGGAAGACGAGCGCGTCGAGTTGCGTGCCGTAGCCGAAGCCACGCACCCCCTCGCCGCCAGCAGCGACACCGCCCGGAATAGCCGGCCAAGGACCGGCAGCGGTAATTGCTCCACCCGCGAAGTTGGTATTCGTTGTCGGCGTTCCCCCACCGCCTGTGCCGCCGGTTACACCCGTGGTAGTGGGGGTCGTTAGCGCGCCTCCAGCAGCCCCGGTCTGTGCGCCGCCAGCCGTCCCGTTAACCCCAGCGAGCAGGGTCAGGATGCCGCCGTAAGCGAACAGTGTGTTGCCTGAAGCTGTGCCACCTGTCCCCGCTGTGCCACCAGCCGTCCCTGACCCCCCACCACCACCCACAGCGTTGCCGCCCCCAGTGACGATAAGGTTCTGGCTAGTTGTGTTTGGTTGGATCGAGAGGTTGTTGGCGATGCCGTTGTTGCCCGCGCTGCCCGCGCTGCCGCCGGGACCACCACCACCAATTTGCATGAAGATACGGTCAGGCAACAGACAAGCCGGGATCAGGAGCTTCTGCGTTGACCCTGAGCCACCACCTCCACCTCCACCGCGAGCAGTGCCTGCCGCACCAGTGAAGCCCCCACCACCACCAGCGCCGGGGTTTTGATTGAGGACGTAGATGAACGTGCAGCCATGAGGTTTATCCCAAGTCTGCCAAACACCGGTAGCGCGACCGGAGCTAACAAAACACCGATAACCCGAAACGCCGTCAGCAGGGAAAGGATAGGGCAGCATATCACCACCACGCCAGCAGCACGAAGCCGTCGCCCCCGCGACCGCCTGCACCGCCTGTTACGCCTGCACCGCCACCGCCGCCACCCGAACCCCAACCGCCCGGAGCGCCAGCGCCGCCCGTGCCAGCCGCGCCGTTAGAGCCACCTCCGGTTCCGCCTGAAGTGAAGTGCGGCATGAGCCGCTGCCTGATCTGGTCGAGCCGAGTGCCGATGCCGTAGCCGGGATTACCAGCCCCGCCAGCAGCAGTGCCGCCAGCGATAGCAGGCCAAGGCCCTGCCGCCGTGATCGGACCACCAGTGAAGTTGGTGTTCGCGGCTGGTGTGCCGCCGCCCCCGGTCCCCCCGGTAACGAAGCTAGCCGTGGGTGTAGTTAGTGTGCCACCGTTCGCGCCAGTCTGCGCGCCGCCAGCAGTGCCAGCCTGCCCCGCAAGCGAAGCAAACGCACCGCCATAGCCGAAGGGGCCAGTGGTCCCGGCAGCGCCTGCCGAACCACCTGTGCCGCCAGCAGCACCAGTGCCAGCGCCGCCGCCAATGCCGTTCGCACCGGGGTTGATGAGTAGGTTCTGGCTGGTCGTGTTGGGCTGTACGCTGATATAACTGGAGCCTCCGTTGGTTCCGGCTACACCTGAGCCAGTGCTGCCCGGCCCACCGACGCCTGCTTTGATGTAGAGCGTATCTGGCAAGAGAAACGCAGGGACCAACAACCGCGAGGTCGAACCGGAACCGCCACCTCCCCCACCGCCACGCGCCGAACCGGCTGCACCTGTGAACCCGCCGCCGCCGCCGCCACCACCATTCTGGGCAAGGATGAAAATCATCGAGCAGCCTTGCGGCTTGCTCCACGCCACCCAACCGCGCGTAGCCGTCCCGTCCATCCCTGCCGGGAAGAACTGGAACCCGGTCATACCATCCGTTGGGAAGGCGTTGGGGATCATGGGTTAATACTTCGAGCCGAAGGTCGTGACAGCGTAGCCCGTGCCAGCAGCGCCCGTCGAGGTGCCGAAACCGATCAGCAGACGGTTGCCCGGCTTCATTTGGCGACGCACCGAGAACACATAGGCGTTCTGGGCCTGCGTGTTCGAAGAGGTCGTCAGGATGGTGGATATCTCGTCGATCAGCGCAGTATTCGCAGCCGTGTTGGTCGTGCCGGGGGTGAAGGCCCCGTTGGTGTCGTGGTAGAACAGGCGGATAACGGTAGCGGCGGGCGAACCCACCGGCTTGCAGACCACGCTGTCCACCCAGCCGCCTTCGTTCGTGTCGGCCTGAAAGATGGACTGGAGCGAGCCGGTCCCGTCCTGCGCAGTCACGGCGGTCGGTCCCTGCACAGCGCCGCTGACCTGAACGTCAGGGGTGCGGCCAAAAATCGGGGAGGTATTAGCTGCCATATCTCACCTACATTGCAAGGAAGGCGGAGCGGGCCACAATGGTCTGCCCCCAATTGAACGTGCCTGAGCCACCAGTAGCGTTTAATGTCGTTCCCGACATGGACAGGTTGGTTCCCAAGCTGATCTCTTGCAGATCGCCCGCCCCGCCCGCCGATCCTCGGCCCAGCAAGATCGAAGCCGCACCGGTGTTCTGCATCTTGGCGTAGCTGATCGCGTCATTGTCCACGGTCCAGACGGTGCCGGTGCCCGAGACAGTGATATCGCCCTTGTCGCCATCCGACACCCCGCCGCCGCCGCCTGGAGGCGCAGCCCAAGTGCCATCAGCGCGTAGGAAGTTAGTCGTGCCGCCGCCCGATGCGGGAGCCAACCCCTTCAGGCTGGTCGTGAAGGTGTCCAGCAAAGTTGTTGCTTGTGTGCCGGTCAAATCCTCAGCATCGCCGGTGCCAGCAGTGACGCGCCCCTTGATCGTCGCCGTGCCCATATTGGCGAGCTTGGCGTTGGTCACGGCATCATTGGCAATCGTGGCCGCAAAGGATCCGGTGCCGCTGCCCGTCACATCGCCCGTCAAGGTGATGGTCTGATCGCCGGTGTTTGTGCCGCTTGCCGTGCCGCCGCCGGTCGCAAAGTCGGCGCCGGTCAGCGCGGCATTAAACTCGACCAGCGTGCCAGTGATCCCGACAATCGTCGTCTGGTCGCCAGAGTTGGTGCCGGTCAGGCCAAGATCAGTCTTGAGGGTTGCCAGCGTCTGGACCTCGGGCGCGCCAGACCCGGCCGTCTTGCGGTAGAACACGGAAGCCGTAGCCATGTTCGCCATCTTCGCCAGCGTCACCGCGCTGTTGGCGATCGTCGCGGCAAAGGAGCCGGTGCCCGAGCCAGTAACGTCTCCGGTCAGCGTAATGGTCTGGTCCCCGGAATTGGTTCCCGTCAGGCCCAGGTCGGTCTTGAGCGTGGCAAGGGTCTGCACTTCCGGTGCACCGCTGCCAGCAGTCTTGCGGTAGATCAGCGAAGCGGTCGCCATGTTCGCCATCTTGGCAAGCGTGACCGCTTCGTTCTGAATGGTGCCGGCCGCCGAGACATTGCCCGAGCCGTTGAAGCTTACCGTCCACGACACATCGCCGGTCATGGTAATGTCGCGCGCCGTGGTCAGGGTAGCCGCGCTGCCCGCGGTGTTCTGGTTTAGCGTCGGCACATCAGCCGCCACCAGGGTGCGAAAGCCCGGCAGGCCAGCAGAGCCATTGGGCGCGGCAAAGAACGTGTTGGCGCTCTGGCTGGTGAAGTCATCAACCTTGCCATTCAGCGCAGTCTGAAGGTCGGTCTGGCTGGACAGCGTGCCGGTGATCGAACCCCAAGTGGTGCCGCCTCCGCCAGAACCATCGGCAATCCAGTAGGTCAAGCTGCTCCAGGCAGTCGTCCCATCACCCACCTTGTATTTGCGCGTGTCGAGCTCGAGGCCCACTTCGCGCGCAGCCAGCACCGGATTGGCGCTCGTCCAGTTGGCGGCCGTGTCACCACGGATCTTGATCACGGCATTACCAGACATCAGGCGCTTCCTCCGTCCACAGTGTAGTCAGGCGTTCCAGTGTTCGAGGCATTGCCTCCATCAAGACCGAAGAAGGTTCCACCTCCCCCGCCACCACCACCGGTGCCAATGTATTTCGAGACATTGCCCAGGATCTTCTGGTTCTCGGTCTGCGTGCGGCGCGGCCGCCGAGGCTGTCCAATCCCCTTCACTGGACCATCCCCACGTCCCGCCCAGCTTTCAAGTTCGCCTCGATCACCTGTTCCGAAAAACTGTCAATCAGCTTGTCGCACTCATAATCCGTGAGCAGGCTCTCAGGCAGAAACCGAAGATGCACCCGGCGCACAATCGCTCGAAGCCGCTGCCGATCCTCCCACTTCATCATCGACGACAAACCCATCTTCGAACCTTTCTCACACCAAAAAATATCAGAAGGGGTGCGGACCTTGGGGAGAAAAATTGCGTGTGGTGGGCCCCTCGCAATCCCACACTCCCTGTTTTCAACCCCCTCCCCCCTCAGCTCAGATCGATGTTCACCGTCACATCGCCATGAACTCTGTGGTCCACACGGTCTGGTGCCTTGATGCCAACACGGTTGAGAACATCCTGTGCTGCCTGAAGCCGAACATACTCTGATTTCGCATCCATAAGGTCATGTAGGCGTTGCACAGCTACCGGTGACTGCATGATCAGTTCGTTCATGGTTCGGCTGACGATGGCTTGCATGACGTGTGGTTTACTAAGCAGCTCATAGGCTTGGACGCGGGCGGTCTCTCTCGAATAGCCAGCATCGAGAGCGGCTTGTTCCTTATGTCCACCGTTACTGACAAAGGCATCGACGAAGGCTTGCTGCATGGTTGTGAGCTGCTTGCTCTCGTTGCTGGCGGGCATGGGGACAGGGAGCATGGGATAACCTTGGGTGAGTGCGGTGTTAGGAGCGTGCGCGCGCGAGGAAGCCTTGCCCTTGGAAGGGCGTCAATGGACTAGTCCTTAGCCCTTGATTGGTAGGCCTAAACTGACGCGCGCTCGGACGCGGGCAAGCGATCCCGCTTGCTGATCCGCGTCGGTGGAAGGCAGGGGTGAACACACACACAGAACTCTCCCCTGCAACCCCCAGCGGCCTCCTTTAGCATAGTGACCTCCGCTTCACTTAGACCTCCGGCCTAGCGGCCGGACTACCTTGCGTATCGCCCCGCCCCTGCGGGCGTGGCTCTCCGGGTAGAAGGTCTGCGTTTTCGCGGACCCTGCGGGCTCAGCTCGTCAAGGGCTTCGCCCTCCTTCACTCCGTTACGGCCTTCGGTGACGAACTGGGGCTCCCGATGCTGCCTCGGCCACTGTTCGCAGGAGAGACTGTGAGCGTGAGCCTGCCAGTTGTTGGCGGGTTAGACAGGAGAAAGACCATGACCATTCAGACCATCGAGATCGAACAAGAGTTTGCCGTCCTCGGCGGCGTGCTTCGCACCAGCTGGGCCGAGGTCGAGGATTACTTCTTCGACCAGGCGCAGGAC